TCCAATTCTGTCTTTACCAAAAGCATTATCTTGTGTATTTTTGTTTGTTACTTTTTCTTCTGGTCTTCCTAGCTCTTTATCTTCATCATACCCTACAGGTACTTCTCCATTATCATATCTACCTCTACCATATAGAGAAGCTAAATCGTGTGGTGTACCATATGATTGGCCTGTTTCTACTGGGTCATTCCCTTCAGATTCAATTTGTGTGATTCTAAATTTACGTTTAGCATCTTCTCTAATTAAATCTCTATATTCATCATATTGGTCTTGGCTTAAATGCCATATGTTTTCATATATCCAATCAGAAGGCATTAAATGTCCATCCATCATTTGATTAGATAACTCAACTTTTTCCTTCATTAACGCTATTCTTTCTTGATCATAAATGATAGAAGGAGTAGTTAAAGATAATTCAAAGTTTGTTAAACTTTCAGCTGTATACCCTTGAGTGTAGAGGTGAACTAGAGCAATTTTGTTTAATTCTGAAAGTATAATGCGTTGGATTCTGTCAATTGTACGAGCAAATCTGATATCTTCTGCAGCTAGTGTAGCTTTACCTGTTAGATCTTTTTCGTATCCTAGGAATGCTTTTGGAATTTTAAGCGCAGCAAATAATTTATCTCTTAAATATTCTACGTCAGTAATACCATCATACTGTAAACCTTGAAGTGTATCAATTTTAGTTGATTGATCATTTCCACGAATTGGGATATAAAAATCTTCAAGTAAGTTTTGCATGTTGTACTTTAAGTTATATTCACCTGTACTTTGGTCAATATATGGAGTACGTTTCATTTTAGAGATTGTCTTTTGCATGAAGTTTTCTACTTCAGCAGGAGCAATATTTCCAACGTTTACATAAAATATACGTTTTTCAGGTGCACGTACAATTCTATGAATTAACATTGCATCTTCCATCAATGTATATTGCTTAAACAATTTACGACCCGGCTCTAGATATGATATACAATAAGGTAAAAAGTTAGTATCTGTTAGCAATCTAAAGTGAGCAATTTCGTAGTTGTCAAAGTATATGTCTCTACCTTGATCCGCTGAATTCGGCACGTTATAATAGCCGTAGCTAGATGCTGATATACCGTCTGGGTCAAATCTAAATCGAACTGATGCTGGGTTTTTAAGGTCATATCCTTCTTGTCTTTCCATGTGGTAAGAAGAATATGGGATAACATTATATACACCATACTTTTCAGCAATTTCTAATTTTAGAAAGAAATCACCATATTTACACATATTACGAATCCATGGCCATAGGTTAAATTCAATATTTAGCACATCATAGAACAAATTGTATAGGATTTTTTGTACATCTTCATCCGAACTTCGAATTTGAAGTACTTCTCCCATATCATTTTTTAATGTACTTTCATCTGCTATAATATCAAGTGCAGATGCAATAATAGCATCTGTATCCATTGCATCGTACTCTGAATATAGAGTAGGGCGCAACATTTGATAGTTAAATGAGTTTTGATAACCATACAATGAAGTTGCTGAATTGGTATAGATTCGATTGAATCTATCTACTAGCGAGTTGGTTTGTAATTCTCCAGATTGTTGGATTTGATTAACGTCCATAACCTTGAGTTGAGTACCTCCTTGGTTACGTATGATAACGTCCGTTGAAAATAATCGTTTTAATCTAGAAAATAATGTAGTATCTGCCATTTTTTATTTACAATATAATAATAAATATTGAGAAAACCAATGAATTTTAAAGAAGCCATCGTATGTCTTCCTCCCCTCCAGAATATGGGTTATCTATTTTCCAAGGGTTTTCTGTTAAACCTGTATTTGAGTAACCACCTGCAAAGTTATGTTTTGCAGTAGCCATACTTTGGAGCATACTTTTGGTTAAATCTACTCCGTGTTGTTTAAATTTAAATGAAGTATCTCGCATGAATTGTCCTATAGCAAATGACATTACAAGATCATCATTGTAGCCTGATTGGGCTTCTGCTCTACCATTTTTCCAAATAAACACTTTCATTTCCTCAATTAAGCGTTTTGATTGGATGGTTACACCTTTATCAGATAATGCTTCTACAAGTTTTGAAATACATAAAGGACGTGTACGTGTATTAGTTGTAAATCCAGGTACCATTTTACTTGTATCCATATATTCAGAGAAATATGTATCAGCATTTATTTCTCCACTTTTTGGAGAATAGTACAAGTTTGGATAACCTCTTTCAATTACTGTTTGAATAGTAGCCCATCCAATGTTTGCATTTTCAATTACTAGTAGTGCATTGTTATATTCTGTTGCTATACCTACAAGTAAATATCCAAATTCTTTGGTGCCAATTTGACCTTTATATTCAGCTACTTGTGTATTTGTTTCAATATCTAAAATATGGAATGCTGAGTAATCTCTAGAATCACCTCTAGCAACATCCGCTATAACCATATATGAACGGGAATAATCAGCTGGTTCCCATACCCATAGGTTTCTGTCTGCTCCACGTTTCTCTAGTGGTTCTTTTACATATGTTTTTTCATAGAATTCTATAAATTCAGAATAGAATACAACATCACCTGATGTGCTAAAGTCACAGTCACATTCTTGGGCTGCTTGTCTAGGATCACCTAACAATTCATCTTGCTTATCTCTCCAAGCTTGATCACGTTCAGGGTGAACAAACCATGGTAATCTAACGGGTAAAAAATCGTTTTCTTGGTTTTCTGCTCTAACCCATGTTTGATGAAACCAGTTACCAGTACCATAAGGGGTAGACAATACAATAGCTCCACCACCAGTTGCTAGGGTTTGTTGAGCTGAAGCCCATGTCTCACCAATGTTTTCAATAAAGGCTGCCTCATCTACTAGTAGCAAAGATACTGCTTCTGATCGTGCTGCGTCTGCATTTGATGATTTTGCTTTAATTTGAGAACCATTGGTTAAACGAAGTGTTAATTTATTGTTTTCTTCTGCTGGTACTTTGAGCCATGAAGGTAAATTTTCATACATGAATTTTACCTTAGTTACCATGTTTTTGGCTGTTTCTTGTGTAGTTGCTATACACAGCACGTTTTTGTCTTGATGGAATATCATTAACCACAAAGCATATCCTGCTCCCAATGTTGATATACCCAACTGTCTAGATTTAAGTACAATAGAGTATGGATTATCTTTCCATAAATGAAGTACTTTCTCTTGAAATGGATATAAATTAAATTGAATTCTACCTCGTTGTGGATGTTGGATAAAACAATATTTTCGCATAAAATGTGCTGGGTCGGAGGCACATTTAATATATTCTTGGCGAAGTATCTGTTTTATGTCTTGACTCATTATTTTTTAATTTTAATATTGTTAATGACTGCAATTGTATCTTGCATACATTCACTATATACTTTAGAAGTGTAATATGGTTTGAATTTTAACAATCCCCACAAATATTTTTTATCCCAATCTTTATACAAGAATGTTGTTATGTTATCGTTAAATGTCTTGCTAGTAAATGATATAGAATCTTTTTTAATAAACCCAGAAAATTTGTAGCATTTTTCAGCTAATGTAAAATATGCTTTTTCAGATATACTATCTTTTTTTAGTACAGTTGTAGTTAAAGTAGAATCTTTAAAGCGATATTGAGTTTCTACTATATCTGTAATATTTTTGGTTTTAATCTGGAGTAATTTGGCTATAGAATCGTATTTTGGGTATAATGTTTTAAGTTCATCTATAGTAAGTGATTGTTGTCTATTCTTATCTCCTATAAGAGCAATCATATTATTGTTGTATCGTTTACGCTCTTCTTTTTCGTATTGGTATAGTTTAAATAGACCATATAGAGCCATCAAACATATTACTAGCACGGCTAGCAATCCAAGAATTAATTTGTTTTTTGTTATCATATTGTAGAAAAAAGTGTCTGCTCTATATTAGAACAGACACATGATTATATTAATATAAAAATAGAACCATTTAAGTAAGGTTATGCTTCAACATTTCTTCCAGCAGCACGTTTAAGATCTTTAATCATATTAGCAGGAAGTTTATATTCGTCTTTTGCTTTTTTCAAATACGCATCGATTACTTTTTTATCGTCTTTGTATTTTTTGATGAATTTTAAACCAGTGTTGAATTTTTCTAGTTTATCCGAAGAAACATTACCAAATTCTTTTTCAGCAGCTTTAACATCTTTTGCAGATGGTTCTTTTTCTGTTGATCCAAATTCTTCTTCTGATTTGTAGTAGGTTGAGTCATCTATTTCTTCAGCATCTTCCTCTTCGTCTTTTGCTTTAGATTCTGGTTTTTCTTTTGCAGGTTTTTCTGCTTTTTCTTTTTTAGCTTTAGGTTCTTCTGCTTTCTTTTCAGATGGTTTACGTCCGCGTTGTCCAGCTTCTTTTCCTGTTATTTGGTTAGCAGCATCTTTTTCGATAGTATTTGTTGAAATATCATCTTTAAATTTATCTCCTGCCTCTTCTGCATCTAGCATAACTACAGTTAATAAATCTTGTAATCCAATATCGTGTGATGCTTTAAGTTCTTTTTTAAATGCAGATACATATCCTTTTAAACGGCCATCTGAAGTGATGTTTGGGTCTTTTTTAAGGGCATCTAAAACTGTTTTCTCAGTAGCTTTAACAGCTTGAAGTTCTTTTTCTTTGCCTTGTTTCTCTAGTTGAGCTTTCAATTGTTTGATACTAGCCATTTCATTAAGAGTTTCCTCATCAATTTGATATTTATCGGCTAATTCTTTAATTTTTTGTCCAGCTGTAGTTTTAATCCCAGCAATATTAGAATCTTGTTTTAATTTATTTACTTCGGCTTTTTCAACAGGGCTATTATATGGTAAAGTATCACTTTCACCTTTTTTATTTGTGATTATAACATTAGTAGTTTCACTTAAAGCGCTAGTAATTTCTTCACGTATAATTTCGAGTAAACGAGTTTTTTTCATTTTAATATATTTTTGTTATAAATATTAAGAAAACATTACTTGTTTAATTTTTTCAATCCTTTCCTCGGTTGTACCAGATAGTTCAACATATTTTTTAATTTTATTTCTGTTGGATGAAATAATTTTTTTAATTTCTTTATCTATTTTCATTCTATATTCAGGATCAATTGCACGCACTCCATTATCCTCTAATTCAACTCCCTCAGGTGAAACATAAAATACATAGTCATATTCTGGGATTAGGCGGGATGCTAGTTGATCAAATTCATCACATACATAATGTGGGATTGATTTAGCTAAATGTGTAAATGCTATTACATCAATTACTGTACGATCTGTTATGATTCTTGATTGGATCAATTCACTAGCGCGTTCAGCTAAAAATATCATTTGACCTTTAATTGTTGAATCTGTATTTAGAGGTATTCCCAAATCACGTAAATATTTTGAGCGTTCAGTTGCAAATGTAAATTCAGTGAATTCAGGGAGTTCCTTTAATGCGTTTACTAGTGTTGTTTTTCCAACACTTACTGTACCTACAAATCCTATCTTCATATTAAAATCTTGATTTAGCTACACCTGATTTATACCATGGTAATCCATCACCACCTTTTTTAGCTGCTTTCCATTCAGCTTCTGTATATTTGAGTCCGTTAATGTAGTATTCTCTTTTGGATTCATCACCTTCAGGTATAAAAGCAGGACCTTCTAGGTTATGCATTTTACCATCCAAATAATATACTATAGTTCCATTAGGAGAAACTAACCTCTTTGTTTGTGTGTTTGACATTGTTTTGATTTTTGATTAAATTTTCTGCTACATAA